ACCCATGTCATAGGCATTCTTTGTGGTAGAACCATAACCTTCACCAACCCACTTATCTGTAGTTCCTTGAGCCAAAATCTGACTAGCAATATTAGCTGCTGCGCCTGTTGAGGGCAAAGTATTAACAGCTTCATTTCGTGCATAACCAAGGAAGCTACTAAGTTGACCTGCCTTAATATCTCCACCAAATCTCTCAATCTCTCCTTGAGTTGGCGCTCTACCTAAAGTATCTTGGAACAGTTTAACTGTAGGATCAACAGGAGCAGCAGGTGCAACAGGAGCAACAGCGGTGGGAGCAACAGGAGCAGGTACAGAAGCCGCAACAGTAGTTATAGGAACACCCGTAGCAGTAGCCTCTGAAAAGAGTTTTGGAGCTAAAACTGCTTGTTGGGCAGGAGGAGCAGATGCTAATACACTTTGGACAGACTGCATGAATGATGCTTGTTCAGCAGGATCAACAGAATTTCCAAAGGCACTTTGCCAATAAGCTAACCCTTCAGCATCAGGCGCACGACCTAAAATCTGGGTATAAAGTTGTTCTACAGTTGTAGCCATGATCTCTCCTTATTGTGGCGCATCAGGCCAAGTAATAGTCCAAGGGAAACCTGTCTGCGTAGTGACATCACGCAAGGCTTGACGATAGGTAGCCCATACTGCTTTGTCAACAGGAGCATCAGCTACTTGTGTCCAATCACAGTCTTTTAGTTTTTCATCCCTTGAGGCACGAACACTCTTAGCCTGTTCAGCATCTTTAGAAGCCTTGTAAGCCACTTCTTGTTCAGCAGCAGTAGTAGTTACACCATCAACCACTTGGTCAATGAAGACAGGGCCAAGAATGTACTTTGTGTACCACTTACCATCTACTTGCTCAACACCAGAGGCTTGAGAGTATTGGTAAACAGTACCGCCTGTTGCTTGTGCTCCTTCAAAGACTACATCAGCACCTAAAGCCGTTAAGACTTCAGTTGTTGTTATGTCCCATGATGGGCCACCATTGGCTTTTGTGTATGCACGAAATTCACTTTCGTACATGACTGCGCCTGTTTGTGTTCTGATTTGCATTTTAATTACCTCAAGCAATTGCTAAAAAGATGTATGTTGCGCTACTGGTGTTGGCGTTAGAGCCAGATACTTCGTTAACAACAAAGCCTGTACTATCTGTGTCTAACCAATCTTCGCCAGTGACTTCTGCATTTGTGTTATTTAATTCAAGGTAGGGGTCATTTCCAGAAACAATCCCTCGTGCTGAATCTGACACTATCCAGTCACCTGTACCACTTGATTTCTTGATGAGAACAAACCTTGCCCCACCAGTAAACCCACAGTTGATTGTCTGTGATGAGCCATTTCCTGTATATGTACCGACTTTGGAAACACCAGCGCAGGTTGCAAATAGGTAGGCAACATAAGTGTTGCCAGAGCCATTTATTACTGAATTACTTGCAACTTGAAAAGTAGTAGATGACGCAAATGGGGACGGAAATATCCCTCCGTACCAACCAAATGAATTATTACCATTTAAAATGGCTTGTGCGTTTTGGGCTACTCCGTTATTTTTTACATAAACTATCCAATCACCCGAAACTGATCGTTGCTTTGCGATAATCAATTCTGGTTCAACATTAAGATTATGCGTAATGGATCGGCCATTGATTCCATCCCCTATCCAACAAACCACATCAAAGAAGCTAGGGGCACGTTTGAAGTTCCAAGTTACAAAAGTATCTGGACTTGTATTGGAAAATGCATCGCCCGCACTCCATGTTACTTTTGTATTGCTATCAACTAACCATTGATTTGTGGAAAAGGCAGTTCCCTCTACGGCGGTTGAATCAGTAAAAAGGTAGGGCCGTGGGCCTCTTAATCTATCCCATACTTCGTGAGAGGCGGTATCATTTCTTTTACCTACCCATGTTGAATCAACTGGAAAGTTAGTTGTGTAATTTGTTCCAGCCCCTGCGCCAGTGTACGCATTAGGACTAAACACACTAGTCCCCACAGTAGGCACTTTCATTGGGCCTCTACGAATGGCTATGTAGATAATTTTTTCTCCGTTACCATTAACATTTCCATTACTCGTGGTAACTTTAAATCCTGTTGACGTTAAATCCACATCGTTAGCAAAGTTTTCAGCATTTGTTAGGTTGGGAAATAACCTAGCCTCATCCCCACCTGTTGCCAATCCTCGCATATTGTCGTACATCCGCCAGTTGCAAGTGAGTCCGCCCGATTCAGCCACTGAAGCATTTTTAATAAGCAACCACTGTGGTTCGTATCCAAGAGAAACTGTTGGCCCATCAGCCAAACCATTACCTGTATAAGACCCACACGAAATCACATTGTCTGTACCAGTTAGGCCAAAGCCTCCTGCGTCATGGGCGAAAATATATGCCACATAAGTGCCACCAGAGGCGTTAACAGTTGCATCAGTACCAAGACTAAATACTGTACTTGTTGGTGTTGTGCTATTCCATCTTGTTGCGCCAGTTGCTTTGGCGGCTGTATCATTTAAAACAAGATATTCTGTGTTTGCTAATGAACGATGGTAAACCTGCCATGCACCAGTTGTATCTGTGCGCTTGACCCAAATACTAGCTGGTACTGAGCCTAGTGAATGAGAAATAGTTGTGTTAGAACCTGTGCCTGTATACGTCACAACATCAAAGAACTTTGGTTGCTTGCGGAATGTCCATGAGACGTATGTGTTTGTGCTTCCATTTATTGCACCAGTGCCTAATGTGTATCCAGTGGTATCAAATGACGTAATGCGTGTTGCAGATGTGCCTTCTCCGTCAGTAGTATTGGAGGATAAATATTTTGTATTTCCTCTTGCAGTATCTGCAAGAAGATGGTCTTGCACTTGCCCTCTTTGTTTTGTCCAAACCAACCCACCCTTGGTAGACAAGTCAATATTGTTTGTAATTGTTAATGCCGCACCTGTGCCTGTATAAAGGTATGTGCTAAACACATCCTCAATGTACTGAGGAACAGCAGCCGCACCACCACCAAAGGCATCGTAACTAGCAGCACCAGAAGTTGCTTGTAATGGCATGGTTTAAGCCTTAAATTGTGTGTTGCTTGCCAAGACTGTGAAAGTCGCACTACCTGTCTTGATAATCAAATAACGATAGCTATCGATGCCACTAGCATTACCCGCAGTAGGCGCACCACCTAACCAACGTGTCGTAACACCCGATGTAGTGCCATCAACTTGAACAGCAGAGTTATAGTAAGCAGTAGAGCCTTGAGTCACCAAGAAAGCCACAGTCATTGATTGACCTGTGCTCATCAAAGTGTCTAATGAAGTACCGCTAGAGCCTCTGAAGTTAACTGTCCAGTTAGCACTTGCGTTACTTGTGTAATACAAAACAGACTGAGTTGTAATGTCGTAAGCAATCGTTCCAGTAGCTGCAGTAGCTGATACTGTAGCTACCTCTGCTGCATCGTTTAGGACAATCGCAGTAGCTGATGATGAACCTGAGAAAGTCTTAGTAGCCGTGAATGTCTGTGCTGTGTTAAGGCTTGCAACATTGGTTAGCGTATTGTCAGCAAAGGTAATGGTTTTGTTTGTCAGGGTTTCAACGCCTGTCAAAGTAGCAAAGCCACTAGCAGTAAATGCCGCCTGAGTCCATGCCGATCCTGTCCAAACATACAAAGTATTGACTGAGTTGTTCCAGTACAAAGCACCTGTTAACAGAGCATTTCCATCATTGTCAACACTAGGAGCAGAAGACTTAGAACCTAAGTATCTGTCATCAAAAGAATCATAACTAGCCGCTGCCGCTGTTGCTGAAGAAGCCGCATTTGTCTCGCTTGTAGAAGCATTAGAAGCACTTGTTGCCGCATTGGAAGCAGAGGTAGCCGCATTAGATGCAGAAGTAGCTGCCGCAGTAGTCGAACCAAAAATCGAATCTATTTCAGTTTTGGTATAAGCATTTGTGATGTTATAGCCAGCAATAGTCGTAGGATTCGTTCCTGCCGTTGCACGACCATAAGTGTCAAAAGTCACAGATTGGTAAGTGCCTGGTGTTACACCAGAAGAAGCCAAGTCAATGTTGTCCGAATTAACAACAATACGGCTAGAAGATGCTGTACCTACATTAAGAGTATTACCCGTCTTTGTAAGACCATCACCTGCGGTAATCTGACCCGCACCTGAGAACTGCGCCCAAGTAATCGATGTGCTTCCCAATGTTCCACCTGCATCTATTGTGCAGATAAAGCCAGAATCAGCGTTAGTTGTGCCTTTTTCAACAAAGGTAAAAGCCGCTACCAACTCAGCATAAGTGTCAGCATCAGTTGTGCGAGTCCAAGAACCTGAAGCAACCAAGTAAATACCATTGCCAGAAGCAGTAGACTGATCCTTAACCAACACTCGGTCTCCAACAGAAACCGCAACTCCATCAATCGTTTGTGTGCCAGACAATGTGATATTAGCCGTTGTAGCTACAACCACAGAGGCTTTAGCATCAATACCTTGGGCTAGTGCATCGACATAACCCTTGGTAGCCGCATCAGAATCGTTTGTAGGGCTTGCCAAACCAGTAATGGTTGCAGATGTACCACTATCCATGTCCAATGAGCCAGAGATGGTCACATTGTTGAACGTAGAAGTTCCAGTAGCGGCAGTTACGTTACCTGTCAGATTGCCAGTTACGTTACCAGTGACGTTACCTGTAACAGCACCAGTTAAGTTACCCGTTACGTTACCAGTAACAGCACCTGTCAATGGGCCACTAAAGCCTGTATTTGCAGTAATGTTTGTACCAGTAATGGCAAGAGGAGATGAACCACCGATAACCGCACCATTGATTGTTCCCGCACTAATGGCGGCAGAAGCAATCGTAGCGGCTGTGCTAACAGTAAGGTTAGTAAAAGTACCCGCTGCAGCAGTAGTTCCACCAATCACAGCACCATTTATCGTACCTCCTGTAATGGTGGCAGAGGAGTTATCTGTCTTAGTTGCAATAGCAGTTGCAATATTATTGAACTCTGTATCAATCTCAGTACCTTTAACAATCTTTAAAGGATTGCCAGGCGAAAGATTATCTTTGGTTGCAAAGTTAGTGGATTTTGAATAATTGCTCATATTTATCCTATCTTGCCTTCTTTGGCTTGAAGTTCAATTTTCTGAATTGACAACTGAGTGCCGTTAATGGTGGCTTCGTAACCAGTTTGTACAATTTTACCTGCACTTGAAGCATTACTTGTCAATGCTTTAATTGGTATACCGCTTGAGAAGTCTGCAATTGCATACTCTCCAACCCCATACTCGTAATAGCCTTGAGGTGGAATAAAGACGTTCTCTGATTGATAAGCGCCTGAGTAGTCAAAAGCCCACTTGATTGTGAGGAACTGATTAGAGCCACCAATAACAATGGCAGTAATAGACTTGAGAATGGAAATTTGATTAGGGTTTCCTAAGTCAGCATTGTTTGTGTAGTACAAGAATCGATAAGTAGAAGTATCATCAAGATAACCACCATACTTACCAATGTAGCCGTTCTTTCCAATGTACAAGTCTCCATTACGCAACGATCTAAGTGCTGTTGGGGAAATATTGTCCCACTTGGTTACACGGGAAGAACCATCTTGGAGATTCTGCTTTGTGTCGAAACAATAGACTTGCAAGGTAGTGGGCAACACTAGAAGATAGAAGGCTTCTTTTTCTGAGTAAACAGACTTCAAATTGGCAATTGTTTCACCCGCCAAAGATGATGCTAAGTCGAAACGAACATTCTTAGATAGGTCTCGCAAAGGAGCAGACTTCTCTTGAATAGTCCTCATCAAAGAACGAACACCTGAGTCTGATAAGAAAACAACGTCAGAGCCAATGCTTTGAATCGTATCCCTTGCGATACACCCAATAGAGCCTACTGTGTCGCTCAGAACAAGAGATGCGGGTGTAGAAGCGTTTGAGTAAACAAGAATCTGCTTCTTACCAAAGATAAACAAGAAATCATTGTGAGCTGCCAAGCCCATGACTTCATCAGCACCATTAGGCCACACACGGGAAACATCTAATGAGCCTGAAGTACCACCACCCCATACATGACCTGCAATCAGATCAGAGAAGGTAACAGTTACTTTGTCAGTTGATGTATTAGCAACCCACAAGCGACCAAATGCTGAAATAGCAATGTTTGCTTGAGGAACTGTAGCTACATAACCAGACTTTTCTGACACTCTGCGATAAGTTGTTGTACTTACGGCAGGGTCATAAATAAGTGGATCGTGACCAGTTTGGAAGAAGTAAGCAATACCATTCAAAGATGCACATTGCCAGTTACTTGCTGAGATAGTAGGAGCAGAACCCCCACCACCATAGGTCAACTCAGTCACCGCATTAGAAGTGCCGAGTTTGAATATCTTGTTGTTGCCAGCAAACAGAACTGTCAAAGTCCCATCATTCTGAACTAACTCATGGATTACACCAACATCGTTAGCACCTAGATTGCCAGAGGAAGAATTAACCCTTGACCAACCTTTTCTAGCACCGATACGACCATACTGATCCAAGATGCAGTTAGTTGCAACCAAAGCGAAACCCGACCCCAAATCAAGGGGCGAATCTTCAGTATTCAGGCCATAAAAGCCTGGTGCTGAGAGACTGTAACTTTGAAGTTGAGAAGCCATTAGACCGCCACAAAGTTGTCTTCAGGATAACGAGTGCTTTCCAAGGCAATTGCATCAGAGAGCATTCCTCTAAACAAGGCATAAGCCTCGGCAGAGTTTGTTCCACCATCTTCACCACGCTCAATCAAAGCACGAGCATACGCACTCTGAGTCACTAAATAGTCCAAGACCTTGACAGATGTGCCATCAGCAGACAAAGCAGCTTGTGGGATAGTCAGGTCAAACAACAGAGTAAAAGCACCAGAAGGAACAGGGAACAGGTCAACCTTTGTGTCGCCATTACCATCTACACCGCTAAAGCAAAACTCTGAAGGAATAGATTGTGAAGGTGTAGCAAGGTTTAGTTTGCGGTTCATGTCCACAAACTCAATATTGCGAAGACCAATCAAACTGGTTGTGTTCAGAGCATCATTGACACGGAACTTCTGTCCCGCACCTGTCAAAGCATAGGAACTTGTACCACTAGTAGTTGTTACTGTAATTGTTTGAGCAAGGCAATTCCAGTTGTAAGAGTCTTCAATCTGACGTTTAGCATCATTGACAAACTTGCCAATCAAAGCGGAATAAGTTGTTTCACCAACAGTAGTAACTGTGCTTTCACGCAAGCGAACCAACACATCGTTAACAAGTTCTAAGTAGGTCATGTTCGTTGCGCTCCTGATACTTCAAATGTGGCAATAAAACTGAATGTACTTGCACTTTGAGTAGTAATTTGAATTCTATCGCCTTCTTCTAAAAC